TTCCATTACATGTCCTCCTCATCAAAAAACTGAACTATCTCGATCCATCCTTGATCGACCATTTTGTGTAGCCATTTCTTTTGCAGTTCGGGATTGTTTTCAAGTACCTTGACTAGTCTGCTGTCTTGTTCATAGACACTCGATACATCCACTATCCATTCTTTAGCCATTACACGTCCTCCTCTTCACATTCACAATCGATTTCGTGTACATCACATTTTGGACATATGTCTGATGCCTTATAAAAAACGACAACATACTTGATCTTTGGGTCTTTTCTCAGTTTGTAGGTAACGTCCTTATCCAATTCTGTATCCATAAAACCCCAATTAGTGTGACCAAGCATTGCCTTACAACAATCGTCAATATCGTCAGTAAAATCTCTACCCATTACACGTCCTCCCATTTTTTGATTTGTTCTAGTAAACCCTCGGCACACTCGTGCCTACCTTCAAGCAAAGCGGACTCTCTTGTGTCATCGTCCTCGTACAACGGGTTTTTTGTGACCATAGATATTTCCCCTCGTAACCATACTTTGATTTTTTTGACAAGCTCATCTTTAGCCATTACACAACCTCCTCTTCGTAATACTCGTCTTCATGTTCGCTTATGAGTTCAACTTCGCAGTAAGTCTCGATAATTTTGATGATGTCATCGACTTTGTTCATGCCAAAACGTGTGAAACCAACTACGTTGCCGACACTATCGCAATCAAAGTGCATATAATTGCTCTTCAAATCTTCTTCTTGTGCCCAATTAGTCATCCTATCGTTTTGGATTACCAACACATCTTTGAAGACTTGCAGAGTGTTAACAGTTATGGTTTTACTCCGCTTAGCCATAACATCGGCATCGTCGTCGTTTATGTAATTAGGTTGGTCTTGTGGATAACCCATAGCTCGTAACACGTTATCTTCAACCTCACGTTTCCTATCGTGGTCGAGTATGAAGCCTTTAATCATGTCGTAGAGTGGTATTGGTTTAGATGTTTTGTAGTGTGTGGACATTTAGTCCTCCTTTTAGTTGTGGTTGATTGTTAGAAGTCAGTCAAAAATTTATTGACCAACTACTAAAGTTCCTTAAAACGTACGTCGTGTGTGACGATTATTTATGATTGAGTTTTGCACACATGGTTTCAGCTTGTTTTAGTGTGCGATAAACGTCCAACACATAGCCAGAGACTATGTGTCGAACGGCATAACCTCGATCGGTTACGGCTACGTGATAGTTCATTACCAACGACCTTTTGCTTGATCGTGTGCAATGAATACACATTGGTTGGTTTGCCACGTTCCGTCTGCGTAGTAGGTCTTTTCTCCACAGCCTACCGTGAACTCAAGTATGGCTATGAAGATGAGTATTCCTAGCGTGACGCATAGGGACATAACGAATAAAGTTTTCATGCACTCGGTGAAGATGTCTTGTACTCGTTTGACTGGCGTTGTCGTGGTGTAGTAGTATTTTTTACGCATGTATTTCTCCAAAAAAAAAGTAAAAAAAAACCCCACGCAAGCATCTGCTTGCATGGGGTAAATTGTCGTCCTACTTCTTCGTACGAGCTTTGACGACAGCCTCGAAGAACGCAGCCAACTGCTTGTTCGAGAGCGACTCCAAGTTCTTGGCGATTGAATCCATCGAAGATGGAGACTTCTTCTCAACTGCTTTAGCAGTTGTTTTCGGCTTGGCTGAAGCCTTTGGCTTCGTGAGCGTGGAAGCGATTTTTCTTCGCTCTTCGGCATTTTCGGCTGCACGGTATGCAACACGTTGAGAATCTCCGTCAACAACTGCTTTCAGCAGTCTTGCCCAACGAAGTCGCTTGGAAGCTTTAGCCCTCGCTTGTAGGTACGCATATGCGTCCTTGTACGCCTTTGTGCTAGGGTTGTTGTTGGAAAGAATTTTTGCAACTTCGTTGCATGATAATGATTTCAGCATATAGCTTACTCCTCGTGTGGGTTATGAAATCTTCTCCGTCTGCCCACACAGTTCGGAAAAGATCGACGACAATTTTGCCGTCAACAACTAAGTTCCTTTCAGGACATGATGTGTGATGTGTACGTGAGGACGACTCCCCAAATTGTTTTTTGCTAAGTTATTGAAGTGGTTAAACAATGGTCTGAAAGACCATTGTTCGTACGCAGACGGAGAGGAATTTCAAAACGTGCATACATATGAGGCTAAAAACATCATTTCAAATGACGAGAAAACCGCAGAAAACCGCCATTTTTTCGCACCTTGTGTCAGCAATGTGTCATTATGTGTTGCATTTGCATACAGGGGGGGAGGGGATGACCGCCGAAGCCTCACCCGTGTAGTCAGTCACCTCCCCACCCCCGTGAGAAATCGGAGCAAAATTTGAAAACGCCAAGAGGAACGACAAAACTTACATGCAAAACGTGCAGCAAAGAGTTTGAAACTAAAGCAAGTCATCACGAAAGAGCAAAATACTGTTCAATGTCGTGCAGAAAATCAGCAAAGGAAGTCAACAAAATGAAAACAACACTAGCAAAAGCGGACGATGTACGACTAACACCGCAACAATCGTCACAAATTCGTGGTCAAATTGCAAAATATGTGTCCGAACAAATCAATCTTGCACATTCCGTAGTCGTCGGAGCACAAGACTGGAATCCAACGCAAGCAAGAGTGTTCGGAATGTTACTAAACAAAGTTGTTCCTGACCTAAACGCCAACTTTGTCCAGCACGAACACAATGTAAAACAATTAACAGAACTATCCAGGTCAGAATTGGAAGCCATAGCTCAAGGTGTTGCAACAATAGAAGTAGAAGGAGACAAGAATGAAAGTTATCAATAAACAAAAGGACGCATTACCAGCCAGCATATCACTAGATGACTTCGGCAAAGCAATGCAACAACAAGACCTATCAAACGTATCGCCTCACAACAGAGAGCGAGCTGTGTTCGACCACTTCATCAAAATCATGGGCGACACAATCCAAGATGGAGACAAAGCCAGAGAGATCAAAGCCAGCAGAAAGTTAAGACAACAACTATGGCGGTAATGTCTCAGGCGTTAGTCGCCAAGTACGTCCTATCACTGCGAGACGCACAGACATCTTTCAAAGGTTTCGTCCAACTGCACTACCCGAACTGGATTTTAGCTGACTTCCAGCTAGAACTTATCCAGGCACTTGACGATCTGGAGTCTGGAAAGCTGGGCGTAGACAATCTACTCATAACCATGCCACCAAGACATGCCAAGTCCACCTTTGGCACAGTCCTCTTCCCTAGTTGGTACATGGCTAAGAACCCACAACGCTACACTATGTCATGCTCATACAACTCCCAGCTTGCCACAGACTTTGGACGCCAAATCCGTACCGTCGTGGAAGAGAAATCTATGAACCAAGCCTTCCCCAACTTCAACCTATCCAAAGACAGCCGAGCCGTAGATGTTTGGCGTACAGAAGAAGGTGGTGCATACTTCGCAGTTGGCATTGGAGGAACAACATCTGGTCGACCAGCCAATCTCCTCATAGTCGATGACCCAGTCAAGTCTCGTGAAGACGCTGAGTCCATGACCCAACGCAACAAGACCTGGAACTACTACACCTCCGCTTTATCAACTCGTCTGCAACCCGAAGCTGACGGCACATCACCCAAGCAAATAATCATCCTAACTCGCTGGCATCCTGACGACTTAGCTGGGCGTCTAATCGATAGCCCTGACTGGGACGAAGGACGTTGGCATCACGTCAACTTTCCAGCCATCAAGAAAGTTTACGGCAAGAAAATATCAAGACGCCATTTACCAGAGACGCATCCTGAGTACGTCTCTCCTGACACATTTCGCAATCTATCAAAAGCAAAACGCTTGGTTGCCACAGAAGACGAAGCACCATTATGGCCAGAACGATTTCCTATAGAAGAACTTAAGCGACGTGAACGTCTTAACCCTCGTGAGTTTGCATCCCTATACCAACAACAACCATATATAGAGGGTGGTAACATCATAAAAACAGAATGGTGGCAGAAATATCCAGCAGATTTATCCCCCGAAAGTTTCCTAACTCTAGTCATTGGCGTCGACACAGCCTTCAAGAAAACAGAAACTGCCGATTACTCCGTAGCGGTAGTGGCTGGCATGGACAAAAATGGCGACATATATCTAGTCGATGTCATGCGAGGCAAGTACGACTTCCCAGAACTCAAGCAACGTCTGATCCGACTTAACAATTCGTGGCGAGGTAAGGGACTCCGAGCCATGTATATAGAAGACAAGGCATCTGGACAATCTCTAATACAAGAACTCAAGCGAGAGTCAGGCATGGCAATCATTCCATACAAAGTCGTCCACGATAAGATTGCCCGTGTCAATGCGATCCTCCCATTAATAGAAGGTGGCAGAGTGTTTATCCCAGATCAATCCCCCTGGCTCGATCAGTTTATAGACGAAGCCGTCTCCTTTCCGTCTGGGCGACATGATGACCAAGTGGATGCCATGACAATAGCTGTCGACGTTCTAAGCCGAACATCTATATCGCCAGAAGCGTGGGCTTTACAAACTGACACATCACAATCTCTTAACAACATCGAGCACAAGTCCCTGGGCAAATCCCTACGAGAGAAATTCTCAAAAGATTTACCTAAATGGACGGGTTGGGGAATGTAAGGACGACCACTATCAACAACAAAGGTAGAGTTCAAACATGAGTACAAAACCAAAAATTAATTTTAAAGGCAGTACATATAGAAGTGCTGAGTACGTTTCTTCACCGAACGAAGGTGTGGTCGTTGACTTATCTGAGTTTGCTGAAAAGCTTATAGCCTATGAAGACATCTCATCCGACTTATCTGAAGAGCAAGAAAGACGAATAGTTGACTACGTTAAATCTATGGTCGACATGTCTTACAACAAAATCCGTGGGCGTTACGATCATTGGAAAGAAGCAGACCGAGCACACGACGTATACGTCCCAGCCAACACAACCAACTTCCGTGAGAAAGCCGTCATAGCTGACACTCGTGCAATCGCAGACACAGTCTTAACTTATCTTATGGCAGCACTTGGCGGACGAAACCCTATGTTCCAACTGGAGGGTCTCAACCGTAAATCACGTCAATCATCTTTAATATTAGAACGTGTCCTCCACCAGCAAATGAGAAGAACGGCTGGAGAAGCTCGCCTTGCCCAACTACTCTTAGACTCAATCCGCTATGGCTTTGCACCAACAAAAATTATCTGGGACGCCAAGTCCAACCAAAACCAAATTGTAAACTTTGATCCTCGTAGATGTTTCCCTGACCCTCGTGTCAATTTCGGAGACTGGGACAACATGCAGTACGTCGTTTTTGCCGACTACGTCTCCTACAACTCCCTACTCTACTCTGGCTTATATCCAAAACTACGCAAGTTTCCTTCATTGCGTCACAAGATTTCTCCTCCTCATAACTCTTGGAACGCACATCACTGGCACAAGGAAAGCTTGCGTGGTTTATCTATTGACCCAGCACAATCGCATCAACGTGAGCGATCTGACCACGCTTACTTTACATTAGGCGACGCCCGTATCATCGACGAAACGTGGGTACGTTTATCTGGTCACGAAATAAACATACCATCCATTGACCAAATATTTTTAGTCATAACAATCCTGGACGAGAACGTAGTCATCCGTTTCCAACTTAATCCGTACGGACGTCAAATGCCCGTCGTGATCGGAGGTCTATATCAAGACCAACATAAAACTTACGGACAATCGCTCTACGATCTCATACTACCAATGCACGACATTGCAACCTATCTCATGCGATCTCGTATTGACAACATATCTGCCGCACTCAACAACTTAATTTTCGTCGATCCAACACAAGTCTCCGTGCCAGACTTAATCGATCGAAACCCTTATGGCGTCGTCCGTACTCTCCCTGGTTCTAAACCTGGTGATGGCGTCTTCATTGCACAAGTCCCTGACGTAACTCGTGGACATTTCCAAGACATCTCTGCGATGTCCGAACTCAAGCAACGTGTATCTGCTGCATCCGACGCACAACAAGGTATGCCAACGGCTGGTGGTGTCCGCACCGCAACAGAAGTTCAACGCTTAACCCAGCTTGGGTCACAACGTCTTGGCGTTTTATCTCGTGTTATGTCTGCGACCACCATCCGACCTATGGTCAGGATGATGGTATCCAACATACAAGACAGCTTGTCACTTCAGGGATCAATAAAAATAGACAGTCAGAACATGCCCAACCAACTTTCAGGTTTAGTTGATGACGGTTACTTAGACTATGACGTAACAAAAGACTTGCAAGGTGACATCGACTATCTCGTAATAGACGGCACACTTCCATTAGAGCCAACCCGAAACGCTGAAACATGGATGAACATGCTCCAAATCATGCAACAAACTGGTC